GGTTATGGGATGACCCCTGTATCTTCCACAGGAATTTCAATCGCTGTGGGTCAGGCACGATCTGACACCAACACTTACGATATTACTCTTGCATCCGCCACCGCTCTAAGCCTAGCATCAACCGGTGCGAACGCTCTTGATACCGGAACAGTGACATCTGCAACATGGTATCATGTATTTGCAATCTCAAAGGCTGAAGGTGTTTCTGCTGCAACATTGGCATCAACCAATCTTAGTTCGCCGACAATGCCATCAGGCTATACCTTGAAGAGACGGATTGGTTCCATCTATTCAGATGCGGATGTCTCCGTCAAGAACTTTGTTCAGACAGGTGATAACTTTAATTGGTTTACCCCTGTTGTAGATGTATCGGCGGCAACTGTTACTGCATCCGCCAAGACCCTTAGTCTTTCCACACCTTCCGGTATCAAGACAGAAGCCCTTCTGGGTATTAATGCGATTGTTTCCGGGACCGGCTTCAATGATCGTGTTGGTGTATATATCAGCCCTCTGGATACTGCGGATGTCACGGTCACTGAACCAAACTTAGGATCAGGTACTTATTCTCTTGCTTTCGATAATCCAGCCCCATCTGGCACAGGCGCTCGTGGTGTTATCGCAGGGGCTATTCCCCCAGTGAGGACTAACACATCTAGTCAGGTAAGGGCACGAAGCTTCTCGGGATCATATCCCAATACCCTTAATGTATCTACATTTGGCTGGATTGATCGACGTGGTAGAGATGATTAAAGGATATGCCTGACATTATCCTAGTAGGAGGGCTTCTTACACCACCACCCCCACCACCGCCACCTCCTCCGCCCCCTCCGCCTCCACCCCCGCCCCCTCCGCCTCCACCCATGACTTGTTTTGCGGGGGACACTTGTGTATTGATGGCTGATTATAAGTGGAAGGAGATTAAGGATATACAGGTAGGTGATCCTGTCTATACTCTGTCTGGAAAAATTGCGGATGTTGTAGAAAATAAACCTGTCCCAGTTTCCAAGGGCAGGCGTATGATGAGTATCTACAGACAAGGAGCCTATAAACCACTTCGTTTTAGCGATGATCATGACTTATGGATCAGAGATAATAATGGTATTGAACGATGGGGTGTTTATAATTATAACTGGTGGTTGCTGGAAGATAGGGGTTATGATGAATCTTCTGAGGAGAACTTTCCGGGGGAGAGCCCTTATGATTACGAGCATATTGGTAAAGCCACAATGCCCCTTCTTTATGGGGAACAATATGATTTTGCCACGATAGATGGTTGGGAGACTACCCAAGCAATGTGGGACTCTGAACAAGATCCTGAAGAAATTATTTACGGCCTCTTAATACAGTCTGGTGGGGGATACATAGTTGATGGTTTTGTTGGTATTTCTCAATGGTGCAGGACAGATGATATTCGAGATGTTAAATGGCAGGGAATAAAACTTCCGTTTTAGTATGCGGTCTCTACAGATCTGGGACTAATTATCTACAGACTATACTTGATAAGAATAATAAGTACACAAGATATAAACATGAGTTTGTCCCCCATGATATTCCAAAACATATCAGGGGTATAGACAGAGTTATTATCCATAAATCACCTTATAAGTGGATTGATAGTATTATCTCTCAATCATGGGAACTTGGTGTCTACTACAAGGTTGGTTATGAGAAGGGCCACACAAAACTAAGGTGCGCCACATCTAAAACATTACATGATACTCCTGATATTATCGAAGAATATAAAGCATATAGTTTAGAAAATATCTGCGATCTTTATAACAGGTTCTTTACTTTTTGGTTATCTAACCCTTTTAATTCATCAATCAAATATGTAAAGTATACCGACCTTATCAGTAACCCAGAAGAGACATTAAATAATATTATGTTTTTAGAATCTTATAACATCCCATCTAAAGTTTATGGCTCTTTTGAATTTACGCCCGAAAGAAAAGAAATGGCTCTGAGCCCCTATATGTCGTATAATATAACACCCGCTATGTCCCGTATTATAGAAGACAAGCTAGATAAGAGTATACTAAAATCTCTAAACTATACAGGAGTGTTTAAGTAATGCCCACATATGCTGAAAAACTAGAAGCAGTCTTAGAGAATACTATTCTACCTGATTGGAAAACTCTGGTCTCTGATTACTTTGAAACTGAAACTGTTAATCGAGAATCTGTTCTTAATGTCCTGTATAACGACCTTGAAAGAATCCGATGTGTTCAGGGACGACCTCTCCTTCCCAGTATTATCCAAGGTTTATCATATCTTGGTTGGGACAAAGATATGGAACCTACTCCTCCCTTCACCGATCCCAATTCAGAATGGACAAATGAGGAAATCATTAAGTATGCATGGCTCAAGGGTGATCAAACAGATTTCTGGAAAGACAAGAGGGTGTGTGATATAGGATGTGGATCTGGAACATCCACAATTATTACCCATCTTCTGGGAAGCGTGAATTGTGTGTATGAACCCATGGAAGAATCAGCCATGATATCTGCCTGTAACTTTATATTATTTGATTATGATGTCTTATTTTATCAAGAGATGGCCACAGAAGAATCTATTGATATGTCATATGATACCTATATTATGTCCCGTGTTTTCTATGATGACTTTGCCGATGGCAATGTGAATTTGGGGAAGTTTTTGAAAGAGTCTGGAAAAGAAGTTATCATAGCTTCAAAAAGTCTTGTTGAAGAAACAAACAGTTTTGCAACACTGCCATCATCAGATTATGAGATGATTTTAGATATCCCAATTCGTTCTGATCCCCCAGACTATGGAAATAGGTACGTCGTAAAATTAATATGATACAAGTTTATCCGGTAGTTTCTGATTCAGTTAAATCAGTAGATATAATACCCGCAACTAAAACAAGAGATTGGTTTATTCCACATGCGTATAAGTGTACCCCACTAACATGTGCTAATACTGTCGGCTGGGATCTTGTTCTAAATGAGACAGTTGTCGTGGAATGGGACGGTGGTGTCTATCAAGATAATCTAACAGTCATTGAAGGCGCTGGTGCTAAAAGCCATTTTGGTATGGGTACTTTTACACTAGACCCCGGATATATTTGGCGTACTGATAAGAATATTAACCTCATGGTTATGCCAGTACCTAACTCCGATAATACCGATATTCAAACAATGTCCGCAATCATCGAGACTGATTGGTTATCCTATCCATGGTTTCTGACAATCCGTGTTGTTAACAAAGGGAAGACCACTATTCCCAAGGGAACCCAGCTTGCCCGAATCATTCCCATTAATACGGGGGCTATAGAGAATACTAAGATTTATAAAATGCCTGAACCAGAAAGTGTTAAGGATGAAAGAGAAGTTATTTCTGATAAACGGGGTAAAACTGATGACTGGACCAAAGACTACTTTAAGAAAGCACGAAGATTTGTTCGGTCTTCCCCTGTTATAGACTATTCAGATAGTTTCAAAATACTTGAAAGTAATGGCATCTACTCTAAAGAATCTTTCTTAGATAAAGATGAATGTGATTTTTTAATTAGAAATTGGGTAGCCGAGAATCCCGATGATACTTCTCAGTGGCAGAACAGGGTTTGCTGGTCAGCCCTCGATTCAAATAAAGGGGTTATAGAAGAAAGGATAGTTCAATTTGCCCGACAGGAGACTGGATTAAATCTCTCAATTATGGATACAAATATTGTAAAATGGAATGAGGGGGATGAGATGTTAGTCCATGATGATTTGGGGAAATACAAGGAATTTCCTAATAGACACTTTGCTGCTATAGTATACCTTAATGATGATTATAAAGGCGGCGAATTAATGTTTCCAGAGATTAATATGGGAATAAGAGGACATGCCGGGGAATTAATTGTATTTAGAGGAGAATCTATTATGCACAGTGTTGAGAAGATTATTTCTGGAACTCGCTATACTCTTGCATCATGGTTAACAATCAATGGTTAATTTTACAGATAGGGAACTTGGTAACATGGAAGCTAGGATTGCTTTACTTGAAAAAGAACTAAGTGAGGTGCGTAAGGATACTCGTAAAATTTTAAATACTCTTTCAGAGGCGCAGGGAGGATGGAAAACATTAATGATGATAT